CTGTGGAATGGAATGAAACGCTTGGGAAACCAAAATCTATCAATAAGTTTCAATCTGCTTATACACCCTAACTTGTTTTAACAATATAAAAGATGTTGTGGTGAGCAATTTGAAATTCGCGATTTCAGATTGGGGTGTGAGAACCTTAAAATGTCGCATTCTCGTAACAGGAGGTTTTGCAAGACCAAATGTGACAGCGACCCCAACCCTAAAACACCGAGCCGACCTTGAAATAGTGGTCGGCTTTTGGTGGTAGTAACCAACACTAACAAAACAATGGAATTAAACAAAGATTATTTTAAGCAAATGGCAAAACAACATTATGGTATAGATATGCCTAAAGTAGAAAAAGTAGCATTTGGTGATGTTATGTTTAACATCGAGCAAAAGAAACACGCATACAATGTAAAGATACAAGCGTGTGAAGAAATGTTAGTAGAGTATATGCAAAGTGTAAGCGATGATACTATAGATATGCAACTACATATACAAGCTAGAATAGACACCTACAAAGAGGCAATACAACACCTTGATGAAATACAATACGCAATTTATAAAAAGGTGTTATAATGACAAAAGAAAGCAAATACAACATCTTATCAGCAGTTATAGGTATAACTCTATCAGTAGTAATCATATGCTTATGCAATCTGCTAGGCATTACAATAACAATTTAATTATGAGAGCAGGAAGCGATATAGGTTATTGCGATAGCGACCATCCTAAAGCACCTTTAGAATTGTGCGAAGAAGATATAAAAGCCAATGTAGAGGCATTAGGTTTTGAGTTAGATTCTGTAATTATAGGAGGTAATATAATTGAATTATATTTAACTGACAAAGATACACATGTATGTTATGATTATTATGACCTAGAACAAGACATTTACAAAGAATTTACAAGGAAAGATTTTTTAAGAGAATGGGACCAGAGATTTAGTGGTTGTTGTAATGCAGATATTATAGATGACCATAACATTTGCAAACATTGTAAAGAATCAGTATTATAAAATTAAAAAACATGGAAAAAAGAGAAACTTTGAAAAGATTATTTATAGAAAATAACCTTTCGCAGGAAGATGTTTTTAAACATCAACATTACACAATTATCACTAGAGCAGGTATTGACAAAATACAAGCGAACAACAAAATCAACATTGATTACGAAGTTGTCAAGTGCGAGAAAGATTTTTGCGTAGTAAAAGCATACGCAACAATGGACGGTCAAAACATACAAACATTTGGCAGTGCTTTAAAAGGTGATTTCAAGACAGGTAATTGCAACACTTGGTATGTAATGGAAATGGCAGAGAAACGAGCAATGAGCCGAGCAGTATTAAAACTGACAGGATTTTATCAGGTAGGAGTGTTTGGTGAAGATGAAAGCGAAGATTTTAAGCAAAGGTAATGGATTGGATTGACGATTTTTTAGCAGATGAAGAATGCACCTTACATCAAATATCAATGATAGAAAGTTTAATGAAAACATCATCATCAGCAACACAATACAAAGATATAGAGTTAGACAAATTAACTTACCAAGAGGCTAACGATATAATCTATATATTGAAAGAAAACGACAACCCAATAGACCCAAGAGAACAATTTAATAGAATGTTTAAGTAAATACAATTATGAAAAGAGAAATTTATTTAGGAGGTGAGCGTAAAAAAGGTAGTTCTATTATAGAAATGGAACTTAAAGAAACTCACAAAGGCTGGTGCTTTAGTGCATCAGGACTGCATGATTATCAGTTTTACCCAAGTATGAAAGATTGGGATTATTCAGGTGCAGGGCAATGTTTAGAAAGTATTGCAAAAGATTACCCAAAGAACAAAGAAGTTCAACTTATTGTTAAGTTGTGGAGGAAGTATCATCTTAATGATTTGAACGCAGGTTCTCCAAAACAAACAGAATACCTTGCTTCACTCGGAGAATACAAGAGTTATGAGTGGGCTTGTGAAGAACTTGAAAAAGTAGGTTTGTTATACGACAAAGAGTTTAGTCCTGACGAGCCATACCAATATGGTTCAGCTTGGTTATTCAGAGAAATACCAACCGAAGATTTGGAAACAATTAAATCAATTATAAATAAATAGTAATTATGAAAACAACAGGTAAGTTAGTTGATGTGTTAAATACACAAAACGGAAAAAGCACAAACGGAAAAGAATGGGTAAAAAAAGATTTTGTTATTGAAACAGACGCAAAATATAATCCTGAAATTTGTTTTACTCTTTTTGGAAAAGATAAAGTAAGTTTATTAGACAATGTTTCTATCGGTGACGAAATAGA